CTCGTCAGCTTCTTCCTTACTCAGCAGCTTGGTATCAGGTATTGAATACTCAATAACCCGCATCAACTCACCATCTGCCGTTGCCTTCAAGGACTTCAGCTTATCCACTGCCGAAGCATTTGATGAACACAGCAGGATTGTTTCCCATCTTGCAAAATTATTACGCTCGGCGTTTTCGCTAGACTTCATCCTAGCCCTGCCCCTACCCTGCGAAGCTGCGTACGCAAAGCTGGAAAAGTCATCAGGACTCATCTTGGTAAGTTCATCACAGCCAAGAGGCAGGTTGTTCATCACCCCCAGCCGGTGCAGCTTCACATTCATAGTGTCACGTTCAATCAGCATCACCTCTTCAGGATGGCCATATACGCTGTGCATGGCTTTGATTGCGGTGGTTTTGCCAGTGCCCGACTGGTTGTTGATCATGTTGATCAGGGCACCTTTGAGGTTCAAGTGCTTCATCAGCGGCGCACCGAACGCAGTAAAAAAGCCAAACGCCATTGGCTCAAACCCCGGCGTGTTGTACACATTGATGACGGTCTTCCACTCTTCCAGTGATCCTACTGGGATAAAGTAGTCGGACAAGGGTGCCGTGTAACTCGACGGCGGGCTGTAGCGGTCGCCATCTGCACATATCTCGGTGTCGCCAATGACAAACGAGCGGTTGTTGTCAGTCCACCCAAACTGGGTACGCATAATGTCTGCTCCTTCTCTGCATTGCAGTTCTTTTGTAAACCGAACGATGTAGGCCATGATCGCTTCCATCTGCTTCTTCATAGCGATGACGCCAAACCATGCCAACTTCTCGCGCAGCTTTTCTGTGGTCAGCAGGTCAACTGCTGGTAGTGCAAACTCGCGCACACCATCTTTGGGGGTGTGCAGCCGCATCCAGACAACTTCACCATGCTGTGGATCTTTCATACGCTTTACTACGTAGAGGTCATGCTCGTAGATAAGCACGGCATCTTCTTCATCTGCATCGTCTGATTTTTTGTATACCCCACCAATCTTTCCACGAAAATAAGGGTATGGGTACTCAGGTACGGTATATGTAACCGGCTTGCTAACGTCTGATGCGGTAAACTGTATTACGTTATCTTCGGGGTCTGCCGCCACAATCTCTTGGCCGAGGATAATCGGAGAAGCTAACTTACCTTTGTTTGGGCAGTTGTCGCAGCCGCCCGGATTTATCTTCTCAAATGAATCACAGGTATATGGGCCTTTGATTCTTGCGGCTTTCTCTGTCGTTGCTACAGGGGAGTAATCAGGGTGCTTGGAAGAAATTTCATGGATTGCCTCCTCCATATCCACGCAATGAGCGGCTATAGATAGTGCGGCCCTCCATCGAGGTTCCTCCAAAGTTTCCTGATCTGCAATCGCCGAAGCCAACTGTGGGCACGCGTTATCACGCTCGACCTTTATCATGATGGTCGCAAACCGAGACTGCTTATTACCCATCAATGACTTTGTCAGTTCATTGATCTGTGTACGTGCGTATTCAGGTACTTCTTCAAGCGCACCTATGATTCCTTTGAATTCTTCGTAGCTAGTCTCCACGCCGTTGCACATCAACACTACGTCAAGTGGCGGGTCGCCTTTGGTGTTGAGGGTTCCGGGTATACGGAGAATAGATGCTGCGTCCGCAGTACGTGCCGGGTCTGCATGAAGCCCACGTTCATGGCAGATGACTTTCAACCTATCCGCAACGGGTTTCCATTGCAGTCTAGTTATAGCTTCCTTGAGTGGCCAATAAACATGCACCCCACGACCAGAATTAACCAGTGTCGGTCTTGGCAAGCCGAGGTCAGCGCAGAAGTGTTTGAGTGCTTCTACACCATCGCCCTGTGTTTCGTATGGCTTACCTTCACCGCAGTCGATGTCGAGCCAGAACGCTTTGATGTTCTTGACGTTTTCGGTCGTGCGGGTGCTATTTACTTCGTACTTGGAACAAGCAAAATAAACGTCATAGTGCTTTGCTAGTAAATCATCTATCTGTGTTTCGACTTCCTCCAGAGACTGCACGAAAACCTGCTTCGGCATTCCGGTCTTTTTTAGACCTACCACGCAGTACCATCCTTCATCGGAAAGTACTGCGGACAACAAGTCTGTTCTTGCCATTTTTATCGCCGCCAATGCCGAGGTTAAAGGGAGAACTTAGCTTGCTTCAGTATGCTTGCTATCTTTTCAGCGTTAGATTTACGGGGCAACCATTCGCCTACAAACCATTTGTAGATAGTCATCCTACTAACGCCGAAGTATTCGGCGACATCTGAAACGGGGATTTCTTTTTTGATGCAGAACCGCCCCAGCGCAACGCCGGGGCTGTCCACATTAGCCGCTAAGTTCGCTTTGATGATCCGAGAAGCGTAACCACGGTTGTCCATGATTAGTCATCGGTTGACCAGCTATTGATCACATCCGCAAAGTCCTTCTTAGGCGCAGGTTCCGCGTTCTTCTTCGTAGCGCGTTTAGTCGGTTCTGAAACGTCTTGAACTTCTTTGACTGCTGCCGGGGCCGATATTTTTTTCTTAGTCCCGTCTGTCGTTGCTGGAGTCTGCGTAATAGCTGCCTTCGCTGCCGGGCTGTCACCTTTTTCAACTTCACAGGTTTGAAAGTCAACTTTGGAGTGTCGGAGTCCGAGTCCAGACGCATCTCTGTTACGAGAGTATTGATGTTCTTACCCTGCGAACCAACGTACTTGGCGTACTGCTGGAAAGGCATCTTGTCCACATCACCACGACCAAAGATCGACGTAGACGGTAGCGTAAGCTGGTATACATCTCCTTCAATATCGTCAGCCAGCAAAACAGCCAAACGCTGTTGGAAGCGGCAAGCGCGGGAGTCACCATTGCCAGAACCCTTGATGTTCTGTGAGCATCCTTCGCATGTAGCCGCCTGTGGGGATTCGATGCTTGGGTCAGGACGTTTGCCATCGTTAGACCAGCAATCGGGTGCTGCCGTTTCACCGGCAACATATTTACCGGCATAGTATTGCCGAGCGATATCACGGCCACCATTAACGATGACGATGTTCATCGCACGGTTTTCGTTCTTCGCAACTTCCTCACCAGACACCATGAGGCGGAACACACTACCACGAATAGAGATGCGCTTGGTGGATGTATTACCAGCCAGCGATTTGGTCAGGTCATCGAGTTCGACTTCTTTGAGGTAGTCGGGCAGGTTGCTTGATTGAAACAGAGTAATGTCACTCATTGCGTTCTCCTAGTTACTTACGTTTGATGGTAAATTCATATTCACTATCGACATGCAGTCCGGGTGGGTGTAAATCAGGGTTACCCTCCATAAACTCTTTCATGTTCGTTTGATGAATACGTTTTTCTAAAAGCCCCATAGCCGCATGGTCTTGCATAAAACCGTAAAAGCTTTCCCAGTCGTTAGTCCAATAACGGTTTTTGACTGTACGGTATGCGGTGTACTGGGGAGTAGAAAAGGTTGTCGCGCCGGTTTCCTTGGATAACTCAAGCAGCTTGTGTTTCAGCACTGCCATTTGTTCTTCAAGTTCGGCGGTGTTACTTTTGTACGAGCGGTAAAGCTCTTCTTTTTTATCGCGTATTTTTACATACGTCTCAATTATTTTATCGATAGGTAAATCAACTGACATTGCGTTCTCCTTTGTTCGGCAATAGCCGATTTCTCATACTACCATAGCGCTTTACATTGTCAAGAACTATTCGTTGATTTCGTTCTTGTATAAATCAATTATCTTGGAGTGAAAGCCCAACTTATCTTGCAGTGCCGCATAGAGTTTTGTCTCTACTGGACTACCTTCAAGATGCACAACAGTAACAGGATTTTTCTGCCCTTGTCTATGGACTCGTGCGTTTGCTTGGAGATAATATTCAATGGACGTTATTGGAGCGTACCAGACAACAACGTTCGCAGCGGTCAGGGTTACACCATGTGCAGCGGCTTGTGGTTGAATAAGTAATACTCTTGGGTCTGGATCTTCCTGAAACTTTTTAAATACTTCGGTGCGCTTGGTTACTGGTACTTCGCCGTTAATTACTTCACAAGTTATTTTTTGTTTTGTTAGAAAATCTTTAATTATCTCAATCGTATGTGTGAATGGCACGAACACAAGTACCTTGGCTGTAGCTTCTTCGATAACCTCTTGTATTGCATTTAGCCGATCAGAGACATCAAACTCGACCACGTTACCGT